GCACCAAAAGCATCTCCGGGGAGTGTGCGGTAAATCACGCACACCTTAGCCCCATTATGCTTCATCTTTCCTACGTGTTTAAGCATTCTCAGCAGGAGCCTTCTGTGCTGCCTGTGCGGCAGTTAAGAATGCATCAATCTTATTGTATACAGTACCCACTGCAACCATCTCATTTGGCTTGAAAGCGCCACGTGTGCTGGCAACATCGATAATTGACTTACAAGCAGCTAGATCGCTAATTGTTAGTTCTGTACCTGCGGTCTCTCCGGTCTTTTCAGTAGTGTTTGCGTCGTCCATAGTACTCTCCTTTTCGACTATATTACTAATTAATCAAAAACGAAATACCTATACCTTATTTTTGGCCAAATGCGGACAGGCTAATAAAAATATTGTAGATTCTTTAGGATCTTCAAACGCAACAACATCTTGTGACATAAGTCTGTTATTTTCTAATCTCAACACAGGACCAATAAAATATCGACCATTGAGTGTATTTGTAATCCACTCGTTAACTGTTCGGATACCTACTGATCCTAATCCGATAGGACTTAAATGCGGAGGGAGGAAATGAAATCTCCTCTTCTCCAGCACATCGAGTGGATTGATCTTAAATTCTTTCATTAGTCTTTAAACTCGTAGTGGCTAAACGCACCGAACGGTGGAGTAATTGTATCGCTACCGTGGATGATGAATACTGTGTCGCAATAGTCAGGATCACCCCAGCTGCTCCACGGCAAACCGTCTGTAAACATGATAAACTTCTTAGGAACAAAGTTATCATCTTTCATAAATCGCCAATTGGCATCGAAGTCTGTACCACCACCGCCTTTGAGTTCGTATGTCTCAAACTCGTTGATAGTATCGGCAGTAATACTAACTGGATTATAGATCTCAGTGTCAAAACACCACAATTTAATGTGGAAGTCTTTAAACTGATCCATAATACCCTTGATCTCGCTTAGGAAATCTTTTCCTTGTTTGTTACTAATAGAACCACTCATATCAATAGCAATAGCAACATCAATAGTCTGATCGTAATTCATACCAGGAAGAACAGCACCAGTATGCCATCCTTTACGTGAAGGACGCATCCAAGTGTAGTCGTTACGGATAGTTGACTGGATCTGCTGACGAAGCAATTCACGCCAGTTAATCTTAGGCTCAGTAAGCTCACTGATCATACGACGAACACCGGCAGGAATATTACCAGCACCTGCACTCTGTGCAGCACTGATCATTGCTTCCTTCATCTCATCGCGGATCTTGCGCAACTCGTCCTTAGTATAGCCCTTACCCTTACCCTTACCGTCCTTGCCATCGCCACCGCCTTCTTTCTCAGGATCTAGATGTTGGTCAAGCAATTCACCAAGAGCTTGTAGCTGCTGGAGATCGTATTTCTCAAAAATGATATCGTAGATCTCTTCAGCACTCTTGCCGCGATATTTGTTATCCTGGAAAATCTTGACCTGTGTAATCCTATCACCGATCTTGTCATCTACAAGGATCTGATTGATCGCATAGTCGGCAGCGATGTTCCAAATGTTAGGATCACGTGAACCGCGGCGTGTATGGTGATCAAACACGTTATGAAGTACTTCGTGACAGAAAAGAAATTCTGTTTGCTTAGGGCTCAATTTATCAATAAACTTAGTATCGTAATAGAAATGGCGACCGTCAGTAGCGGCAGTAGTAATCTGGTCATCATCTGTACAATCGACCATGCGTAAACGTGTAGCAAGATTGCCAAAGAAACTATGACGGAGCAAAAGCCCAACACGGGCAGTAATAAGTTTTTCTTCAAATTTGCGTGTATCGTGACGTGTAGCTACTGCGGTTGCCATATTATTCTCCTGTGTTATATACATATAATAGCACAGTTAACTGGATTGTCAACTGTGCTATCTGAGCAATTACTGGTTTGCAGCGATAACGTACTTGCCAAAGCGGTCGTGGAACTCATCAAAGTTCTTCATCTTGCTAGGATCAAGCGGTAGATCGTAGTTAGTAAGCGCAATCTTTGCGCCCATAACAGTGAGCTCAGTCTCAAAGTTCTCCATCATAAAGCGGAAGAAGTTGTCTGCCATCTCATCCCAGTTCTTGACCTTCTTCTCAGCACCGTCCTTAAGTTCGTAGCAAAGTGAAACAGTGAGCGAATACATCGCGCTAATCTCCTTGACCTTAAGTTCCTTAACCTTGCCGCTAAGGATGTCTGTAGGATTAGGCATACGTCCAGCAATCTTGCGATGTGCCATAAACTTAACGCCTGTGCCTTCACCAACAGCACCGCTAACAAGATCAGCAAGTGTAGTCTCGCCTAGCTCATCGTCGAGCAATTCGCTAACGAATGCCCAAGAACGCGGTGTAGCAAACGACCGGCTAGCAGTCTTGGGATCGAAATCGTACAAGTCCTGCTTGGCAAAGCTAATGTAACCAACAACGTCCTTATGAACCTTGTTAGCAACAGCCCACTGGAACCAGTCATCAAAGTCAACACGTAGCTCAAGATGCACAAAGCGATTGGCAAGCGGAGCAGGCATACGGTAAGTAACGCCCTTATCAGCTTCACGGTTACCTGCGGCAACAACGATTACGTTATCGGGCAAATGATACGTACCAACTCGACGGTTAAGGATTAGCTGATAAGCAGCTGCCTGTACGCTAGGCGGCGCGGAGTTCATCTCATCTAGGAATAAGATAATGCTCTTGTATTTCTTAGCAAATTCCTGCGTAGGAAGTTCAACAGGCGGAGCCCAGCTCATTGTATTATCGACGCTATTGAAATAGGGGATACCCTTGATGTCTGTAGGTTCCCACAAGCTTAGACGCACGTCAATAACGTGTGCATTATCCATCTCGGCACCAATCTGATGAACAGTATCTGACTTGCCAATGCCTGGAGGGCCCCATAGGAAGATCGGACGCTGCTTCTTGAAAGCGTGACGCAATGCAGCCTTGGCGCCGTTGATGCTAACTGTACGTGTGCTAAAATCTGACATTGTTTTTGCTCCTGTGCGTTAATGTCTATATATACATAATAGCAGAATACACAAGTATGTCAACGGTTATTCGTTATTTAATTGTCTCTTGCGAGCCATTGCTTTAGCAAGCCCATACTTACGAACATCGCCTGAGAATAGCAAGAGTTCGCAAGCTCTTCTCTCACTAAACACGAATATATCTTTCTTCGTGAAGTAATAAGGACAATCAATCTCTTGATCCATAAACAAAATAACTTGTGTAGTCCACTCAAAATCTTTTGGGAAAGGAACTTTGTAACTTTTTAGACAGAGTGTGTTTGAAAGGAAATCAAAACCTTCGTCGGTTAATGTTAGTCCGCTGTCTAGTTTCTCTCGGGGATTCTTCCACCAAGTAAACAACATTTTCTTTATATTTTCATCACTATTGGGGAGATCGGCTTGTTTTAGAAAAATATTAGTTAATGTTTTTTTTAAGTTTGCCATTCCATAATCTCTCCGCTAGTTAGTTTAACTACTTGGAAGTCTTCAGTTTTGAATAGATGATTTAGTTTCTTTGTTAAATTAATAGCGTGACCGGGATTACTAAAACTGGTTTTTTTGTATTTAGGACCTGGATAATTGCTAACCAAACTACTGCTCTTGAGATTAAACGGTTTTTTCTGATAAAAAACCGCCCAGATGGCATCAGCTTCTAATACTTGCTCAACTTTATAAGTTTTCTTATTAGCGAATTCCAATATCACAGTGGGTTTTGGACGACTCATAGTAATATTTATCGCTTATCATCAAATCCTCCCCCATCCATTGTTACAACAACAATATCTTCTTTTGCTGTCTGCTTGAGCTCAATAGCCTGATAACGATCCAATAACTTTAATGTTACTAGATTTAGATTGTGTACGATAGTTTCTGCTTCAAAGATTGGCATAGAGATCGTTTTTTGATTTGATCTGCTTGCCAACCTTACCTTTTTAACGAAATCTTCTAGTATTGCTATTGAAATTCTATCTGTTGACATTAACAAGCTCCTGTTTAAGCTCTAATTCTGTACGAAACGGCCCGCGATTCTCGTATCGCTGTACAGTAATTAGCTTAGGACAGAAGCTCTTAACCCACCCTTTATCAAACTTAATAGCATAATAGCCAGCACAATATACACTCTTGCTAGCATCACTCTTGGTAAACAAAGGCAACTTCTTCTTTACGTCATACATTGGGTTGTGGGGACTACAGTTAGTAGGATAACCATAGATTTCTTGAGGTACAGAAGCAGTTTCTTTCTTTGAACTAACAAAGAAACTCTTTCCAAACTTCTTTTCAATACTCTTTATATCTTTAAATACACTCTTATCTTCTTTAGAAGATAGAACAAACTTATCTGTTTCATCCTTTTGAAGGATACCAACCTTGATACCGTTGTTTTCTAGTATCCAAAACTTACCATCAATAACTGCTTTAGCTTTAATTTCCATTTTCTTACTCCGGATATTTTGCATTTAGTGGTGCAGCATATGCTTGTGCCTGTTCGCCAATCTTAACTAGATCAAACAATCCACAAAACTTCAATAGACGCATACCAACCTGATCAACTGACTTAGGAACGCTATTTGTCTTGATAGTCTCGACAATAATTTCTTTAATATCAGTAGGCTGTGCCTTGAGATCAATCAATTGTCGATTGCGTTCATAGTCATCGAGCACACGATGTTCGTCACCGTTATGGTCTACCCAACGCTGTAGCATCATGTTATTCCAACTAAAGCCTTTGTTCTTGCGATCTTCAAATGCTTCTTGTAGCTTATTCTTTCTTACTTTTGGATAAGCACTAAAAACATTGTCAGTGGGATCACCACGCATACACTTCTCAAAAAGTAACCACTCAGGGTCAGGAATATTCTTAGGTTCTTTTGTCTTGTTATCAATTACTCGTTTACCTTTCTTATCAAAAATACCTTCGTGTGTAGTTGTTGTCTCCATAACGCCGTTATACTGCTTAACATTTGGAGCAATCAACTGTACAAAGTCACTGTCTGTAGAGATAATGATATGTTGATCATCTGGATGATTTTCAATCCAACCAGCAATTAGATCATCTGCTTCAAGCCTAGGATGCTGCATTACTGTGCAATTTGTCTTCTCAGTGACAAATTCCTTAAACTTATCAAATGTTTCCCAAAAGAGTTTGTCCTCTTCTGCTTCTTTTTCAGTAAGTGCAGCACGGGCCTCAGTACGATTACGCTTATACGGAGCATAATAATCCTTACGCCAGCTACGACCTTCTAAACAGAACACAACGTGATCGCCATTAAAGTCTTGCCAAGCTTTCTTAATGCTGGCTAGCGTAACGTGTAGTGACATACCGATCTTTTCATCAGCACTGCCTCTAGCAATGTGACGAGCACGGAAGAAGCAGTTAGCTGTGTCTACGATAATATAGTTCATACGATCCTGATTTCTTTCTCGAGTGAATTTTCAGCTGCAACGGATTGACAAAGAGCTTTGAACCACTTGTCAACTATTTCCTCATCTGTATTACCAGTATACCCTGCTTTCTTTAAATCGTCAACAAAATATTCGTTCCAATCTAATTCAAAAAAGCCATTACTGGGATTCTTTCTTTCAACTTGTGTGTCTAACACCTTGATATAAGGCAACTTTTTTGAAGTCGCAAGTTCCTTCTCAGAAAGTTCTACATTTTTCTTTTTAAAGATATCGAATATTCCCATTATGTCCCCCAGGCGTTCTTCCAAAGCTGTACTTGCAGCCTTGGTGTATATCTCCAACCGTTCTTCATTGCTAAATCAGCTACCCACTTCTCATTAGTGTCGTATACCTTTGTAGTACCACCTGATGGCATTAGATATACTGGAAGAGTAACATTAGCTTCTTTATATGTGGCAATAGCATCAACAACATCTTGATAATCGTCTTCGTTGCTAACTACCCACTTAAAGTAAGAACGATGATTCTTGATCTTTGTATATTCCTTAACTACTTCAGGCTTAATAGCATCTTCCCAAGCTTCGCCGCTACTTGGCAGCTTACTACTAATGCTAAATGTAGTCTCTAACGTATAATTACGTCCACGGATGTCTAAGTAGTTTAGCAGTTCGTCAGTTAACGGTTGTGTACCGTTAGTTTCAAAGGTTAGGAAATTTAAATCCATGCCTCGTTCGTTAATCTCTTCAAGAAGATCAATATATGTACGTTGCCAACCTAGTAAAGGCTCACCACCTGTTAAGATTAGATGGATGTTATCTCCAAATACACCGTTGGGTAGCATTTCCTGCATTTTATCAATGATGCTGGAAATAGTCATCATTGGGGAAAGGTGCTTGAAACGAACATCCCAACTAGCATAACTGTCACAACCAGTGTGTACAAGAGGTAAGTCGTTATAGTTTTTGTAATTTTTCGGATCAATGTCTAGCCTTTCTGTGCTAAGTTCTCCACGTGGCATAGAAAACCCTTCGCACTGAAAGTTACAACCAAACACACGTAGAAAAACAGAAGGAGTACCCAAGTACTGTCCTTCTCCTTGTAGAGTATAAAATAGTTCAGCTACTTTAATTTTGCTCATTTACATGCTTCCTTAGTCTTAAGTATACTACTATAGCAATGATTTGTCAACTGCGTTCCCAAGGAAAATCGATCCAAATATCATTCTCTGTCTTATTGATTTCAAATGCAGAGTAATCTATAGTCTCCTTGCTACCTAGATTAGTAACAACTGTGGCAAATTTTACATTATTTCCCCAAACTGTATCCCACTTTGGATCGTTTGGTAAGCAAGTACTACGCCAATCCCATTTAATCCAATTAATAGTATCACCACTATCATTAATGTCGTCAACTACAAGAATGTTCTTTGCATTTTCTGTATAACCAAAAGCATCTTCACTCATCCAGCAGTTTGATTCA